AAGTAGTGGAACTAATTCAAGGTGGAGAAAACGATGAGGAGCTTATCGCTTTGCTCAAAGTAACATTCCCCGGAGTTACTAACAAAAGAGCTAAGAAAGCGCTCAAGGATTTACGCAAGACTGGAGAAGCTGAGTTACCGATTGTTCGCCGCCAGATTGATGCACCAGAAGTCAAGACACTTGCTCCAGACGGGGACTTTATGTTTCCTCCGTACGTAACGGATCCACAGCGTGCACCGTATTGCTTTTGGAAGACTTATTACACAGCTCAAGAGTTAGAGAACAAAGTAGTCACGGACGGATGGGATGCTGACTTTGTGGAAACGATGATAGATAAGTACAGAGGTGTAAACATCGATTCCATCGAAAGAGAGCAAGAGGGCAGAAGAAGTATAAGCCTAACTGATAATGCTTATGAAGCTGATGAATTAATCGAAATTGTTTACGGATACCAGAGGTTAATAGACCCCGAAGATGGTGCTGAAGGAATTTATTGCACAGTTTTCCACAAGGAGTTCAGCGGAACTGAGGACGTTCCCGGTTTTGCTAAGTTCGAGCTCTTGAACGGATACGAGGATTATCCGATTGTAGTTACTAAACTTTCTGAAGATAGTAAACGCCTTTATGACGTTCAAACTATTCCAGACATTCTTCGTGGTATACAGAATCAAGTTAAGGTAGAGAGGGATTCACGTATAGATAGAAATAGCATCGCCACCCTACCTCCTATTCTACACCCAGTGGGACAAGCTCCTACAGACTGGGGACCGGGAAGAATGATCCCTTACCGCCGGAAAGGAGACTTGGACTTTGCTCCGACCCCACCAGCTCCAACTGGATCGATAGAAATAGAAAAGACTATGGAGGCTCAAGCGGACAGACTTTGTGGATTGGATGAAACCTCTGCGAT